AATACAGGTTTTAAATTTGTAGGAATTACTAATAAGAAAAATTTAGTTTTTGAAAATAAAGAAGAACAAGTAAGAATTTCACCCGAAGGATTTATTTTATGAGTTATTTAATTTTCGTGAATGGTCTTGGTCCTAATTATAAAGGAGACAATCTTTACGAATTTATTTTCTCAGATAATTTGGATGAAGTTTGGGGAGAGTTATGGGAAAGTAAACCATCAAATGGTTACCCAACTCCACCTGATTTAGAACACATAAAAAAAGTAGGAGTTTTGAGAAATACTAATGTAAAGTTGGAATTGATTCAAAACTCCGATTTTTTTTCTATGGTAGATGCAATTGACGATGTCGTTGCTTTAGCGTGGGAGCCTGATGAGTACGAGACCAAAAAAAGAATGGTTTTAAGATATGGTACTCCGGAACAAAAAATAAAAGATATTCTCTATGAACGAGATTTAATCTTAGAATTTGAAAATAAAGTAGTGTATGAAAAATAATAAAAAAGCATTAGAATTGGTTGAGAAAGGTTTATCATCAACAACTGTTTTAAAATTAACTGAATCACAAATTGACACATTACACAAAAAATTATTTGTTGAGCAGACTATGGTATCAAAAACAGACACCACAACAATTAGTAAATTAAAAAGTGAAAAAAAACCATTTCAAGTTTATGAAAAAGAACTTGAAGAGGAAGAAGAAGTTACTGTTGACCCAAATAAAGATACTGAAACTCAAGATGCACATCAAGTGGGTCCATCATCTGATGATGGGTTTGGTAATGAAACTGATGGTATGGGAATGTTTGAAGAAAAAGATGGTCCAAATCCTTGGGCAATATGTCATTCACAAGTAGGTCCTAAAAAATCAAGAAAATGGGAAAGATGTGTTAGAGAAGTAAAAAAACAATTGAAAGAAGGAAAAAATCCTGTATCTTTGTTTTTGGAGAACGAAATTATAAGAATCGTTGAAAAACATATGCCACCAAAGATTACTAAAGGTGATTTAATGAATTATATTATGGAAGCGGAACCTGCGGTAGCGCCGACAAAACCTACAACTAAACCAACAACAAAACCTACAACTAAGCCATCAAAGCCTAGTCATCCAGGTAAGAACCCAAATCCAGGAGAAAATCCATCACCAAAAGCTAGAAAGATTTCACCTGAAACAGCTAAAGAAGAAATTATTGACGTAATTTTAAATATGTTAAAAAAATAAGATGGCAAAGAAATTTAATGAACAAATAGATTACGGGAATACACCCGAAAGAATGGACCCAAATTTAGAAAGAAAATTGGGAAGTCCTGAAGGACTTTATGCCAAAAATCCTGCAATGAAAAAAGGTGTCAAAGATGTTGAAAGATTAGTTAGTCAAAGATTCCAAAAAGTTGCGGATAAATTAAGAAATGTTACTGGTATTCAAGATTTAAGCTCAAAACAAGTTCAAGGTATGGTTTACCAAGAAATGATGAGAAAACTTCCTAATATCATGAGAATAGAGTCTCAACATAGCGATGAACTTATTGAGTTAGCTATAGAGGCGTCGTTGGATGAAACCGAAGTTCCTAACGATTGGTATCAAATTGAAGGAAATTTAGGTATGCCTAATGCTGATAATTTTAGAATGGAACCTGAAGACGATGAGGAAGAAGAAAAGGAAGAAAAAGATGAATTAAAATTTCCATCATTTGATGTTGAAGATTTAACTGACGAAGAAATTTTAGAATTAGAAAAACATAAAAGAAATATAATCAACGCCATCATTCAAGGCTCAGCTAAAAAAGGACATTACCTTTTCCAAAAACCTGAAATTAAAGCAAAATTAGATGCAATAGACCCATCATTGTATGGTGATTATTTGGGGATTATGGCAATCATCGATTTTTTATATTTCAGTCAGGAACAAATGATTGAAATGATGAGTCAAACAGGTCAAGGTATTGCGGGTAAAGTTGAATTAGGTGATGCTGACGAGGAAGAAGAAGGCGGTGAAGAAGGTGAATACCAACCAGATACTAAAATTACTGCAACAGGTTTAATCTTCCCAATTTTATGTCATGAAATTATTAAAGGGTTAGAAGAAGCGACAGGTAGACACGGATTACCAACAGACCCTTCAATGCGTCAAAAAGTTATGGGACAAACAGATACATTGGCTAATGAACCAATGCAATTAAGAATTGGACCTGAAATTGTTGAACAATTAAGATTTGTATTACCTGACGAAATGTTTGATACAAAAAATAAAGGTTTAATTGTTTTTTTTAAAATTGAGTTATACAAAATGCCTGCCAAACAAATTTTAGGTATTGTTGGAGATGCAATTTCTGAAGATTCTTCTAAAGTAAATAAAGCAAAGTCAAAATTTGTTGAAATCATGAATAAAGCTAAAAGTGTAAAAGAAGATTTTGAAAATTGGAAGAACGAAAAAGAAACTCCTGAAGTTGATAATGAAAATGATGACGATGACTTGGATGACTTTTTACGTGGTTTAGGTATCGAGAGACCTTAATCAATTTATTTGTGACTAAAGAACAATTAATAATAGAACTTACGAAGTGTATGAGGAATACTCCTTACGCACTTCGTACTTATTTACAAACATACGACAATACTGTTTCTAAGTATGTCCCATTAGACCTTTTTCCTGACCAAGTAAGTTTAATTGATGATTACGACAAATATAATGAAAATGTTGCGTTAAAATATCGTCAGGCAGGTGTGTCAACCGTTACAGCCGCTTGGGCATCAAAAAAAATATCTTTTGCTCAAAAAAATAAACCAGAAAAAGTTCTAATCATCGCCAATAAGTTGGATACTGCCGTGGAAATGGCAAATAAGATTAGAGGTTTTACAGAACAATGGCCGGCATGGGTTGGTATTGGTTTTTCACCAGAAAAAAACGCAGCAAGACATTTTAAATTAAATAATAATTGTGAGGTTAAAGCCGTTGCAACATCTAAAGATGCTCTTCGTGGTTATACCCCAACCATATTAATATTTGACGAGGCTGCGTATATTGAAGCCGATGGTGATTTTTGGGCTGCTTGTATGGCTTCACTATCTACGGGTGGTAAGGTTATTGTGGTTTCAACACCAAACGGATATGACCCAATTTATTATGAAATCTACGACCAATCTTTAAGAGGTATGAACGATTTCAAAATATCTGAAATGTTTTGGTATCGTGACCCAAGATATACAAAAGATTTGTATATGGTTAAAACAAACGATTTAGTTCATTTTTTACTTAATAGAGAAGAATATAACCTTAATGATGTTGTTATTGACTTATCAATGCCAAATCCATATGAAAGAGACCATTCGATAGTCACTGACTATATTGAACAAGGATATAAACCTTGTTCTGCGTGGTTTGAAGGTATGGTGAAGAAGTTAAAATTCGACAGAAGAAAAGTTGCTCAGGAATTGGAGTGTAATTTCTTAGGTTCGGGTGATAACGTATTTGATTCTGACTTAATGCAAAATATATCTAAAAATCAACTTTGTGACCCCCAAGCAAAAATGATGGGTGGTGGATTATGGATTTTTAAAGAACCTGAAAATGGTCATAAGTATGTTATGGGTGTTGACGTTTCAAGAGGAGATTCTGAGGATTTTTCTTGTATTCAAATAATTGACTTTGATTCTCGAGAACAAGTTTTGGAATATGTTGGAAAACTTCCACCTGACGTTCTGGCGGAAGTTGCTTACAAATGGGGAACTATGTACAACGCGTATTGTGTTGTTGATTTAACGGGAGGTATGGGTGTCTCAACGGCAAGGAAATTACAAGAGATGGGATACCAATCTGGTTTGTATGTTGATAATGTTGATACATCAAATAAATGGAAATGGGACCCAAAAATAAATGAGAAAATTCCTGGTATTAATTTTAACAATAAAAGAGTTCAAATTATTGCCGCTTATGAGGAAAACCTTAGACACGGATTTAAAGTTCGTTCAAGTAGGTTATACAATGAGATGAATACTTTTGTTTATATTAACGGAAGACCTGACCATCAAAAAGGTCATCACGATGATTGTATTATGTCAATTGCTATGGCAATGTATGTTGCCGAGAAATCATTTCAATCAATTGAAAAGGTTACAAATCATACAAAGGCGATGCTTAATTCTTGGGCAACAACAATTACCGAAAATAAAAATTCTTCAGATTTTTTTAATCCTTTAGTACCTCAAATGGGTAGAGATGGTCAGATGATGAATCAAAGTGTAACCAAAGCCGATTATCAAAAATATGGTTGGTTATTTGGTGGTAAATAACTATTTATATTATTAGGATAATAAGTAAAATTGATTTATGAGCGAAAATAATTTAACCGTTTGGCAGAGACTTTCAAAAACATTTGGACCAAACTCATTATTAAAACAAGACTACCCTACTTTTAAGTTTGATAAGCAAGAACTTTTACGTACTCAAAATCGTGATGATTTTGAAAGGGAAAAACTTCAAGCACAACAAACTTTTTATTTAACAAATCAATGGGCCAAAGTTGAAAACAACTTATATTCTCAAGCAATTTATTATGAACCATCAAGATTATCATCTCAGTATGATTACGAATCGATGGAATATACTCCTGAGATTTCTGCCGCTCTTGACATTTATGCTGAAGAATCTACAACCACAAATGAAGATGGTTTTATTCTTCAAATTTATTCAGAATCAAAAAGAATTAAATCTGTATTAGCCGATTTATTTAACAACTCATTAGATATTAACACCAACTTACCTATGTGGACAAGAAACACTTGTAAGTATGGTGATAACTTTGTTTATTTAAAATTAGACCCTGAAAAAGGTGTTGTTGGTGTACAACAATTACCAACAATTGAAATTGAACGTCATGAGGTTGGGGTTACGGCAAAGATATCTGTTGATATTACAAAAGAATTGGACAAAGACAAAAAAGCCCTACATTTTACTTGGAAAAACAAAAATATGGAATTCCAATCGTGGGAGATTGCTCACTTTAGATTATTGGGTGATGATAGAAAACTTCCTTATGGTACTTCTATGTTGGAGAAAGCAAGACGTATTTGGAAACAATTATTGTTATCTGAAGATGCGATGTTAATCTATAGAACATCAAGAGCACCTGAAAGAAGAATCTTTAAAGTGTTTGTTGGAAATATGAACGACGATGATGTTGAAGCATATGTACAACGTGTTGCCAACAAATTCAAAAGAGAACAAGTTGTTGATAGTAAGACTGGTAACGTGGATATGAGATTTAATCAAATGGCGGTTGACCAAGATTATTTTGTTCCTGTTCGTGACCCTTCTGCACCAAGTCCTATTGATACTTTACCTGGTGCAACTAACTTATCGGAGATTGCCGATATTGAATATATTCAAAAGAAATTGTTAACAGCACTTCGTGTTCCTAAAGCATTTTTAGGATTTGAAGAAGTTGTTGGAGATGGTAAAAACTTATCTTTACAAGATATCCGTTTTGCTCGTACAATTAATAGAATTCAAAAGAGTATGATTCAAGAATTAAATAAAATTGCAATTGTGCATTTATTTTTACTTGGATTTGAAGATGAATTACAAAACTTTACATTAGGTTTAACTAATCCATCTACACAAGCTGATTTATTAAAAATTGACGTTTGGAAAGAAAAAGTTTTATTATACAAAGATTTAGTTTCAGACCCTGGAAATGGTATTCAACCAGTATCTTCAACTTGGGCTAAGAAACATATATTTGGATTCTCTGACGAAGAAATCAGATTAGATTTACAACAACAAAGAATTGAAAGAGCGGTTGGTGAAGAACTTAAAGCAACACCTACTGTTATCACTAAAACAGGTATTTTTGATAATATTGATAAATTATATGGAAATACTTCAGGGTCTACTCCTACTGCAGGTGCTGAAACAACACCTGGTGGTGAAGAATTGGGAGGATTTACACCTCCTCCGGCAGGCGGTGAATCATTTAGTGAACCAACCGAAGTACCGGCAGGAGAAGAGGGAGGAGCATTACCAACTGAAGCGACTGTTACACCAGAATCTACTTTACCAAATATGAATATTTTAATTGAAAATAATTTTATTAGAGGAAAAACTTTTATAGATTTAGGTCATGGACAAGAATCTTTAGGAGAAATTTCAAAAGAATTGGATAAGTTACTAAACTCGTAATATTTATAT